TCAGCCATCGTCAGCCCTCCTGTTCCATGCTTCAGCGGCTTGTTCTTCCGTGTCGTAAATATACACACCGCCCAAAATCCCTCCATCGCACTCATAGCTTGCAATCGGGCATTCTGGGTTTTCCTCATGAGCATGGTGAAGCATAAAGCCGAGCCCACTATAGGGACGTTCTCTATATGCCTCATCATGCAGATTCCCTTCGTCGTCGCACAGAACAATGCTAACTTTACCTCCGCAGAACGGGCAGTATTTTAACTCAAACACCCTCCATCTCCTTCAATGCTTCTTTCGCCGCCTCGTGGGTCAGAAAAACCGTCTTGCCGATGTCGGCTTGTTCGAAGATTATCTGGTCGGAAAGCGTCGTGTAGACTACATTCATCTTCCCATTTTCCGACATCCCGACAACAGCTTCATAAAGGGCATCTTCATAGATGTCTCCGTCCTCGATTATGTACAACATGCTTGAAAGAATCGGCGTAAGTACTGGCTTTACTGGCAGCGCCACCACGCGCTCGTCCTTGTCTGCTTCTGCCAGCTCCCGCAGGCGGGTATAGCTGCAAAGACTTTCCAAATCAGCAAGCCGCATGAGCTTCATCGCGATCTCGTCCGCCTTATCCTTCGGCAAAACTTCTTCCGGCTCGCAGTCGCTATCCTCGTAGGCGGCGAGGCGGTCTTGCAGCACACAAATCCACTCTTGTTCCGTGTATTTCTCCTCGTAATTCGACGCCATAAGAACCTCGCCAGTCCTAAGTCGCTGCGTCAGTCGTTCCATCACACTTCCTCCTTTTCAGCAGCGGAAACAGCACCGCCGCGAACGAATCTCTGAAATTGCTCCATACATTCAGGACATAAATCGCAAATTCTTCTCTTCCAATAACAATAATTCTTGTCCAGATCGCGATCAATCAGATACAAAGCATTTGCCCTCTCGCCGCCCTTAAAATGCGTCTGACCGGCATAGCATTCATAATACTTGCCGCAGCGATCACACTTCATTGCTCGCATCATCGTCACCTCCGCAAGCCTTCAGCTGCACAACGGCTTCAACCTTCCCGACGTCGAGATATACTGGGATTCCCGATACGGCACCAGTGTAGTTGAAGGATGTAAGCTCGCCCGTCAACCCGTTATACCTACACTTAACGCCTTCTGCGCAGATGTCAAAGTGTTGCCCGGACTTTAAGTATACTCGCACAACGATCATGCATTCACCTTCTCCCGCAGCACCGCGATCTCCTCGGCGTACCGGGCGCAGCGGTATACCAGCTCATCCAGCCGGTCGGCGGCGTCCTCCATGATGCGGTCCAAGCAATCAGCGTTACCGCACTCGTGACCGCAGGTCGAACATTCGCCACGCAAACACGTCCTCAGATCAGCCACCAGATCAGTTGTCTTTACCATCCGTATCCGCTCCCTTCTCCCGCTCCATCTTGTCCAACGCGGCGGCCACCTCCCGCCAGATTGCCACCGGGAAGCGTTCCCGGTTCAGCATCCGCGCCAGCAGCTCCGCGCTAATCACCTTTTCATCCACCTTGCCGCAGGCCGCTGCCAGCGGCGCCAGACTGTTCAGGCCATCCTTCTGCCGGTAGGCCGTCAGGCGCTCCAGCGTGTCGCGCTT